TCATGGCGTCACCGCGTCCACGTTCGCCCTGAAGGCCTCGAAGCTGACCGCGACCACCCACGGGTCGGTGTCCCAGCCGTGGCCGCGCTTGGCGTTCAGGCTGTCCCAGAGGGCTTCAAAGATCGCCCGCGCAGGGCCGATGGCGTTTGGGTTGAGGCTCTTGTCATAAGGGCCGCAACCCTCCGCCACCGCATCCGCCTCGCTGATCGCCTGCAGGCGCTGCACCCGGATGTCTGTGACGCGCAGGGTCAGGCGGGAGACCCAGCGGGGCATGTGCAGCGGGGACCGCCAGTTGCCCTCCGCGCCGCTGATCAGGTCGCTGGCCCAGACGGACCAGTCCAGCCCGCGCGCGCCGAACTGCAGCCGCTCGTGCACGTAGTTGAAAGTGCCGTCCTCGCAGTGGAAGTCAGGCTCGTCCATCAGGTCGCGGATATGCTCGTCGGCGCGGTATGCGATCCCGGGCGCGCCGTACAGGTTCACGTCGGCCCACGTCTCTTTAACCCAGAGCAGGTCGCCGACGGCAAAGCGCAGGCGGGCCTTCAGCTCGTTGTCGCGCAGGTCGTGCCAGCGCATTTCCGCGTCCCGGAACTGCCAGTCATAGCCGGGGGTGTCGGACCGGCCGAACACTTTGAAGGTCTTGTGCCCGCGGATGCTCAGCACCCGGCGCGTCTGGGACTTCCGGCCGTCGAGGATGGCCCGGACCATGGGGCCGGACATGAGGATGGGGCGGATGGTCATGGCTGACTATCCCGCGGCAGAAGCTCTGCCCCGTGAAGGGCCTCCATCACCGCCTGGTCCATGTCTCGCTCGTCGCCTGGGCTCCACCAGCCGTCATAGGCATAGCGACCATTCGGCGCGAGGACGCGGATATAGAACTCGCTGACGCGCGTATCCCGCGGTTCCCGCTCGATATCGATGTGGTGGCGTTTGTAGGTGCCGGAGAAGACGTTCTCTGTGTAGACGCGTCTGATCTGGATCCGTTGAAGGATGGAAACGGGGCGGGTCATGACGGCTCCCCCTCGACCGCGAGCTTGGCGGCGGCCTCGATGTCGATGTCGGCGGACAGAGCTGCGCCGGGGAGTGCGGGGCTTGCGACATCGCGCGCCGCCTTATCGAGGGCCGCGAGATATTCGTAGATCGCGAAGAGCGCCTTGCCCTCCGGCGTGCTGTATCCGTGATCTCCCGGCGCGCCGAACGCCTTCTGGATCGTGTCGTAGAGCGCCAGCGCCTCGCTGGCGGTCGCGAGGAGGGTGGCTTCGGAAGCGGCGGTCTTCATCTCTCGTCTCCATCAAGGAAAGGCGGCGGCGGCGCGGGTGGGGTGGGGGCTGGATCGCCCGCGCCGCCGCCAGGGCCCGGCTCCCAAGGGGGGCGGAAGGGAGCCGGGATCGGGTTCAGGCGTCGGCGGGGCCTGACGCCTCGGGGTGCATCAGCGCGTGGACCGCGCCCTCGATCTTCGGGGCGCTCGCGAAGCGCATTTCGGGGGCGGTCCAGTCGGTGTCGCGGCGGAGATGGTCGACGATGAACTTGACCGCTGCCGCCTTGCCCTTGGGCATGAGCGTGCTGCCGCGAAGGAGGCCTTCTCCATCGACCACGGGATGGATGCAGGCGTCCGCGATCTTCTCCAGCTGCGGGATGGTGAAGGCCTTCAGCCAGTCCTCGCTCATGGTCCAGTCGGGCACGAGCTCGCCCAGTTCGGAGGCCAGCGCGACGGTCAGGGGATCGTCTCCGGGGCGGGGGTTGAAGCCCGGCCATGAGCCGCACTGGGCGGCGACGGCCGCGGCGAAGATGCGGTCGAGCACCGGGCTCGCCAGCAGGGCGGGCAGGGCCTTTACCTGATCGGTGCAGCTCACGCCCTGCTTGCTGGCCGCGAAGCCGTCGAGATCGGCCAGAAGATCGGCCAGCACCTTGAGGGCGGGCGACGGGACCTTGGCGTCCTCGCCGTCGATCTTGTGGCCATGGATCCAGCCGTGCGCGCCCTTCGCGCTCCACGGATCGTCCCGCGGCGTCAGCGCCAGCACCGCGATGGCCTGGGTGAAGCGGGCGGGCGCGTTGGCGAGGGCGAGCTGAAGCCGGACGGTCTTGTCCGCGGCGGCCTGCAGCCAGTGGCGCTTGGCGTAGTCGAGACTGGGCGGCGGCGGGGGCGGGGCCTCGCCGTTCTGTGCGGCCTTGGCGGCCGCTTCGGCTTTCGCGGCGGCCTTGGGCGGGAGCTGGCAGTAGCGCAGGCCGACGCTGAGGTCGCGATGCAGGCCGATGACCACGCGGGCTTCGGTCTTCTTCGCCTTCTCGCCGTCGGGGTGGTCCCAGCCGTGCTGGCTGCCCCACCGCCAGCTGTCGTCCTGGCTGACCACGACCTCCGCCCAGCCCTCGTCGCGGAATTTCTGCGCCAGCCCCTTGAGGGCGTCGCGCTGGAGCGCCTCGCAGCGGGCGCGGTCGAGATAAACGACCTGGTCCTCGTCATCGAGCGTGGTCGGGCCGTCATAGGCCTCGGGCGGGAAGATCGCCTTGGCGAGGCTGAGCCCGGTCTGGTCGCGCAGGGTGTTGGCGATGTCCTCGGCGGTGTTCCACCCGTTCCAGCCTTTCAGGATGTTCTCGAGCGCGGCGTTCTGGGTGCCGTGGGGGTAGGGCGCGATGGCAGAGGCCTGCGCCAGCGTGATCCGGCGCTCAGCGAAGGCCTCGCGCGCCGCGTCGCTGAGGTCCTTGGCGAGCTTGATGCGCTTCTGGATGTGACGGCGAGTGACGCCGGCGCGCTCGGCCAGCTCGGCGGTGACCTTCTCCGGCGCGTCGCCCGCCGCCTCGCGCAGGCGCTGGATCTCGGCATAGGCGTGGGCCTCCTCCAGCGGGTGGACGTTCTCGCGGTCGCGGTTCTCGGCGATGGCGATCTCGAGCAGCTCGATGTCGGTCATCTCCCGCACGATGGCGGGGACCGGCCAGTCGGCCTCGATCTCGCCGCGCTCGAGGCGGATGCCGGTGGCGCGCCAGCGCCGCTCTCCCGCCGCGATCTCGTACTTGCCCGGCCGGTCCGGCGCGGGCCGCAGGAGGATGGGCTGCAGCATGCCCTTCGCCGCGAGGCTGGCGGCCAGCGTGTCGAGCGCGTCGGGGTCGAAGCTCTTGCGCGGGTTCAGGGGCGAGGGGCCGATGGCCTCGAAGGGCACGGTGGCAAGTCCGGTCGTGGCGCCCGCCACCTCGCCGCTCTCGCCGGGCAGGAAGGCGGCGGCCAGGGCGCGGGTCATCGCGGGCACGGTCAGCGGGTCGAGGGTGATCAGCTCGGCCTTGACCAGCTTCATGGTGGAGCGGCGGACATTTGAGGTGTCGCGCTCCAGCTCGCGGGCCAGCTCGGTCCAGCCGGGCGCGTCGGCCCCGCCGTCCTGGGCCACCGCGAGGGCGGCGATCAGCTGGAAGTCGGCGACGGAGAGATTGGGGTGGGTGGTCATGGCAGGATCCTCAGAACAGAACGAGCGCGATCAGCGGGCCGGCGAAGGCTCCGAAGGCGCAGCAGGCGGCGAGCAGGGGGAGGGAGACGGGCTTGCGGGCGGCCATCATTCTTCCCGTCCTCCCTCGCTCCGCTCGGTCGGTTCCGCGCATGGGCGCGGGCGGCCGGTCGGCCTTGCGGACCCTGACGGGTCCGGGGTGTCCGGCAGGGGTTCGCCGATGCCGAAAACACGGTCGCCCTCAACGGCGGCGCAGATTCCGCGGTGGGGGCCGCCATCGATGCGGACGCGGTAGAAGGTCCAGCCGTCGTCCGCGCCCATGGCGAACTCAATCACGCCGGTGGAGATGCGGTCGCGGTGATGGACGAAGACCCGCTCGCCGATGCGGCGGTGCTGGACGGCCGTGGCGGGAGCCCGGCCCTCGCGCGCCGCGACGGGGCGGGCGGTGAAGGGCGGGCGGGGCCGGTGGTCATTGGCGGCGCCGGATCCGGCGAACGCCGTTCGCCGGGCGGCGATGGGGAAAGTGATGATCTGGGCGGTCATGCAAACTGTCCTTCCGCGAGCGAGAGCAGGGTGGAGAGGGCCTTGCGGTGCGGCGGGTCGAGGGATGCGACGCGGCGGGCGAGCGCCCACTCCTCGGCGGTCCATGTGTTCGCGCCCAGCCCGCCGCGGGGCTGGGGGCCGCCCTCGAAAAACCAGCCCGCAGGCGTCTTCAGGGCGCGGGCGAGCCGGTCGATGACGGCGGCGTCGATGCGCGAGGCCCGACCGGTTTCGATCTTCCACAGGTTCTGACGGGTCATGCCCGCCTTGCGGGCGAGACCGGCCTGGGTCTCGCCGAGCGCCTTGCGGCGCTGGGCGATCCTCTTGCCGATCCGCGCCGGAGCGCATGGCCGGGCGGGGTGTTTCCGGGCGGGTGCTGACATGCGGTCTCTCCCAAGCTTCGGGAGACAATGTCACCGATTTGGTGACATTACAATAGGGATGACACCAAAATGGTGACATCACGGGCTGCGGCCACTATCATCCGCGTCTCAGAGGGGGCGGGGCGGCGCGTCAGGAGGGTGAAATGCGTGGAAGAGACAATGACGCGAAGGAAATGATTGAACTGAGCGAGGCGGCGCTGGCGCGCGCTCTGCTGCGTATCTATCGCTGCGAGGAAGCGGTGATGGAGGCGTGGTGGAACCATGTGCCCTCCTCGCACAGCTTCTGCGAGGAGCAGGATGCGGACAGGATCCGGTGCCATTTACGGGGTCTGGTGATCGCGGCGATCAGCAACCCATAGCCTTGAGCGCCTCATCGACCTCCCACGCTATCTGGCGCATCGCGGCTGTCGGCCCATGAAGTATCGGCTTGGTGCGCCGCTGAAAATTCTCGATTGGCTCCCGCTCGCCCGTCTGTAAGTGGATAGCCCTAAGGCAAAGGGCGGTAACGCCGTCATCGTCAGAAAACCTGATCCCGGCATCACCATGCTTTTTCCAGAACGTGTATCCTTCATCCCGCAAATGGCGATCCACGTGAGCGCCCCCGTCTTGATTGCGAAGTGCGTATACGAGTGATGGCCGGGTCACAGGCCTCTCATATACTCCCCTGAATATCTCTTCACTGTTCCACCGAGCGAAGTTGAGCACGGGCAAGGGGAGCTCCTGCGGCCATTGCTCCCCGTGAAGTTTGGGTCTGAAAGCGGGTTGACCGGATTCGATTGTCAGCACGACAAGCCCACAGCGGCTGTCCCAGCCTCTTTTCCGGGCTGGCATGCCTTCCCGAGTAATGCTGGAAGACAGCTCAATGCCGTCCTTGCGGCCAGTCTGGCCAAGCAGCGATCGCGACTGGCCTCTTCCGCTGTCATGCAGCAGTGTAGAGATGACGGTGGCCAGGCGCTTGGCCTCCCATTCATTCCCTTGGTCATAGGAGAGGCAGGAAGCGCGGAGAGCCGCGATCTGCTCTCGGAGCTCTAGTTCGAGTTCGGCTTGAGATTTTTCATACTTCATGTGCGCCTGCGGACGACGGCCTATCAGGAACCCTTATGGGGCAGAGATTGTGTGAGAGCTTCTGCATGTCGTTTAATGCGTTCTAGGTCGTTTTGTGTGTAGGCGTTTACCAGCTGGTCGAGACGGTAAATGTTCTGCGTTCTATCCTTAACGCGAGTGGTGGCTGCGGCAATATCGGTTGATCGCAATCCCCCGATATGGCCTTTTTTATATTGATTATGCATATCGGCTATCCTTCCCATTTGTATGGAAAGGGTTAGATGGTTATTCCCATTTTGCGATGACGTTACTAAGTATCCGTGAGCTGCTAAATCCCTGACCGACTTTTGTCGACTGACGTTCTTCATTGTCAGTCTCCAGAAATAATAAACACATTCATCGGCAGTTCCCATCTCAATCATCAAGTTAAGTAGTTTTTCAATCATATCTTGCCGAGCGCGAAAAGAATGAATGCAGAAGAATATTGTTGATGTGATGAGCGGATCGGGATTTCGGGAGGCGGAGCCAAACAAAGTGGCCAGGGCATCTTCAAACTTCGACCAGGAATCAAGGATATTTATCCGTTCGATGAGAAGGGCTTCATGCTCTTCGGCCTGTCGCATGAGTTTTCTGTTCCGGGCATCACCCATCGTCTTGACCTCATAAGCCGCCGCGGAGCTGCATGTGTCGTCACAGATCCAGCACGGTTTTGCGGACGCGGCCGATGATGCGCGGACCGGCGCCGGGCTGGATGAAGAAGGGCTCGTGGTCTGGGTTGACCGAGACGGGCTCCCACCGGTCCGGGTTGGGGCGGAAGCGCTTGTAGGAGGCCCCGCCGCTCTCGTCGGCGATCACATAGCAGGCGTTGGGCACCAGGGTGCGGTCGCTGCGGTTCACGAAGATGATGCTGTCGGGCGGGCTGATGCGGTCCATGGAGTCGCCTTCGACCCGCAGCGCGATCCAGTCGCCGCCGGGATCGAGGTCGGCGGCCTGGACCCGGCGGGCGGTGTCCATGTCCTCGACATGGTCGACCTGGGCCAGCCGGCCTGCGCTGATCCAGCTGATCAGGGGGGCTGAGGTGTTTCCGCCACCGTGAAGGAACAACACCTCGGTGACCGGGACATCGTAGTGGGCGGCGATCTTTTCAGCGTACTCGAGCGGAATTTTCCGCTCTGCGTTCCGCCAGCGATCCACGTTTTGCTTGTGTGTTGAGAGCGCACGCGCGAGCGCCGTCGGCCCGTCACCGCGAGCGTTCATAAGCGCCGCGAGGCCGTTCGGCCATTTTCCCTTGTCGCTCATAGGGTTGGAAGGTGTCACCATATTGGTGGCCGCGCGAGGCTCCAATTTGGTGACGGGGCATATTGCGAGGTCACCAAATTGGTGACATAGTCCGGCCATGACCCTATCCGATTGGCTGAAGACTTCGAACGTGACCCCGTCGGCTTTCGCTGACCGGATCGGCGTGAGCCGCCAGGCCGTCCACCGATACGTGGAAGGCGATCGCATTCCGCGCCGCGAGGTACTCACAAAGATCAATGAAGCGACTGGCGGGGCCGTCACGGCCAACGATTTTCTCGCGCCTCAGCCGGAGGCGCGGCCATGACGTCACCGCTCCAGAGCCTCCGCGATGCGCGCTGCGAGCGCCCAGGCCCGGCGCGGGTCGCGCGCCGCCCCCACGGCCTGAGCGCCCGCAAGGGCCGCTTCCAAAGCGTCGAGGCGCTGGGGCGCGCGGGTGATCCGTTTCCATGGCTCCCAGCGGTCGAGGAGGCCGAGTATGTCTGACACCGACAGCATGACACTTCGTCCCTGCGGCGGGGGGTGGGTCCGGTATCCGCGCAATGTGGAAGAAATCCGGGTCGAGGTCGAGAGTCCGGGTTTCAATGTCCGGCTGACCGTCCGCCGCAATGAGGACCGCCGGATCCTTCACCTCACTCCCGCCGACGCGCGGCTGATCGCGCGTGAGCTCGTCGCCGCCGCGGACCGTTGCGTGACGGAGATCGCGGGGGCGCCGATGGAAGGGGCGCGGTCGGCGGAACCCGATGAGGGGGCCTCCGGATGAGCCGGTCACCGCTCCAGATCCTCCGCGATGCGCGCCGCGAGCGCCCAGGCCCGGCGCGGGTCGCGCGACGCCCCCACGGCCTGAGCGCCCGCAAGGGCCGCGCCGCGCAGGCGGCGCAGGCGGAGCAGCGCCGTCTGGCGCGGGCGGATGCGAAGGCCTGCCTGTGTCATGGCGCCCACTCTGGCCCGGCGAACGGCGTTCGTCAGTTGGAAAAGCCGGGCCACGTCCAAACCGTCCGCTGGAACCGGCTGCGCCAGACCTGGGACCTGTCGGTCTCGTCTGATGGCGATCAGTGGCTGCGCCGCCTGGCCATGGTCGACGGCGCGCAGCGCGCGGACGTGTTCGTTTTCTTCGCCGCGCCCGATCACGGCCCGGAGCCGGTCACCGCCGCCGAGCGGGCCTGCCTGCTGAGCGGGGAGGTGGCCTGATGAGCCGGACCCCCGCCAGCCGCATCCGGTCGGACGCGGACTATCGCGCGCTCAAGGCCGCGACCGCCCGCGCGATCCGGGACAACGGCTCCGCCGAGGCCTTCGCGCGGGAGACGCGCGGGGTGGGGGAGTCGCTGCGCAACTGGCAGCGGCACAGCCATGAGAGCTTCATTCCGGCCGACGTGATCGCGGACGCCGAGAGCGGCGCCGAGCGGCCCTACATCACCGAGGTCCTCGCGCGCATGCAGGGCTGGATCCTCGTGCCCGGACCGGAGGTCGTGGACGCGAGCGGCGCGGATTACGCCGCCATGAAGGAGGCGGGCGAGGCCGTCGCGGCCATCGCCGAGGCCCTGTCTCATGGCGGCCGCATCGACCGGGCCGAAGCGCCGGGCGTCCTCAAGGAGATCCGCGAGGCCATCGCCGCGCTTGCCGCGGAAGAGGCCGCGCTGGTGCGGGCTTTCCCCGAGCATGGGCCCGCGGTTTCTTCTCCCTGTCCTCCCTCGCCTCCGCTCGGTCGGTCCTCGCTTCGCTGCGGGCGCGCCGTCGCGCTGGTGTCCGCTGACGCGGACGAGGGGGCAGGGGTATCGGGCGCGGAGCGCCCGCAAGGCCGACCGGCCGTCGCGCCTCGTGGCGCGGAACCGACCGAGCGGAGCGAGGGAGGACGGTGACAACCATGCCCGCTCTCGCCGACGCTCCGCCCGTCACCGGACCCTTCCCGCCCTGGATGCTGGGCGTGATCGAGATGGAGCGCGCTCTGCGGTCCGATGACGGCCGCGGCGCGGTGCTCGCCCGCCGACACATGGCGGCGGCGCTCAAGCCCGACACGCAGGGGGCGGACTGCCCCGATCCGCTGCTGTGGCGGACGCTGACCACGCTGGCCGAGGCGTGGGCCGCCCGCAACGAACCCGAGGAGCGCGCCCGGCTGGAAGGGCCGCTGAGCAGCCTGATCACCGCCGTCCGCCAGATCGCCAGCGAGGCCAAGCGTCAGCGCCTGGCTCGGCAGGCGGACCTGTTCGCGGCGCAGGCGGGCCTCCCGCCGGGGGATCGGTAGTGCTTGTCCTCCCTCGCATCCGCTCGGTCGGTTCCTCGCTTCGCTGCGGGCGCGCGTTCGCGCTGGTGACGCTGCGCGTCCGGGCGGCGGGCCGGGGGCGTGATCTTCATCCCACCATCGCTCACGCCGGGCCGGTCTGGGTCTGTGCGCTCGTCCTTCTGATCTGCCTTTAGAGGAGCTTCGCCGATGCGTCGTGACACCCTGTTTGAAGACGAAGCCGCACGCATGTCCGGCGAACGGCGTTCGCGGGCCGCGGCGATCAAGGAGCGGACCGATCTCGCCCGTGTCGCCGGGTGGCTGGGCGCGGCGTTCGTGCGGTCCCCGAAGGGCGCGGGGGAGGGCGGGCATATCGCCTGCCCGGCCTCGGGCTGCGCGGCCAAGGCGCGGGTGAGCCTCGATCTGAGCCATTATCTGTGCCGGTCCTGCGGCGCGGCGGGCGACGTGATCGCCTATGTCCGGCAGGCGCAGGGGACGGGATTTTCCGCGGCCTGCGATGAGATCGAGCGCCGGGCCGCGACCCCGCGCGACACCGCCACCCACGATCTGTTCGGGGGCGCGTGATGGCTGAGCATGACATCTGCGTCCCGAGCGGTCCGAGCATGGGCGAGCAGCTGGACGCTCTCGAATCTGACCCAGTTCTGCTGACTTTCGCGCGTGCAGCCCTCGCCGAGATTGATCAGGAAATCGAGCAGCGTCAGACCAGCGGACTCGACGAATACTGGCAGGGCCTCAAAGCCATCTCCGATCAGGGTCATGCCGCGCTGCGCAAAGCAGAATCCGCGCCGATGCGGTGGCGGCCGATTTCGGAGCTGGCGGACAGATACCATCAGCCGCTCCTGCTGGCGTCTCCCGTTCTGATCGACGGAGACAAGAACCCGCTCGGCATCGCCGACGGGTTCTGGCAGGACGACGAGGGCTGGGTCGTCGCCGACTGGTGCATGTGCCACGACACGTTCCACCGCCGCGTCCTGGCTGAACACGACGTCACCCATTTCTGCATCCCGAACGGGCCGTGGAGCGGTGACGATCTCGCCGCCTTCGAGATGGACGCCGCAGCCCGCCTCTCCGCGGAAGGGGGTGCGTGATGCCGGGCGAAGTGTTCCGGCCGCTTGCGCCGCCTGAGTTCAAGACGCCGATCGATCCGAGCGATGACGCCGGCGACCGGGGCGAGCTGGTCTGGGTCCCTCTGGAACGGCTGGTCGTGGATACGCGCTATCAGCGGCTGGTGAACGCGTCGGGCAGGAAGAACGTCCGCACCATCACCGAGCATTTCTCGTGGGCGCGGTTCGATCCGCTCATGATCGCGCCCGCTGACGGCCTGAAGGATAGGTTCGCGATCCTGGACGGTCAGCACAGGGCGATGGCTGCGACCCTCCATCCCCGCGTGGAAGCGGTGCCCGCCTATCTCCACCGGCTGGATCTGAAGGGGCAGGCCCGCGCCTTCATGGCGATCAATGCCGATGTCACGCAGGTCACTCCGCTGCAGCTGCATCACGCCGGAGTGGCGGCGGAGGATCCGGACGCGCTTTTCACCGCCCGCGTGTGTGAAGCAGCGGGAGTGATGCTGCCGCGCTACCCCAAATCCCAGAAGCGCATACGCCCCGACGAGACCATGGCGGTCAAGACGATCCGGGACGCCCTCAAGCAGCACGGCGAACGCCCGGTGCGCCGGACGCTGGAGGCGCTCAGGGCGGCCTATCCTGAATGGCCCCAGGCCCTCGCGGGCCGTCAGATCAGCACCGTGCTGGCGCTCGGCCTCGCCCGTCCTGACATGGAGAGCGAGGCCCTCGCGGGCGTGCTGCAGGACTGCGATCTGGAGGGGCTGTCGGATGCCGCGCGGTCGATGGCCCGGTTTCAGAACCGGCCTGCCTCGGCGATTCTGCTCGAGGACCTGCTGCGCCGCTGCCCCGCGGAGCGCGCGGCATGAAGGCGGGACGCTGGTCGAAAGCCGAAGAGGACCGCCTGCGGCGGCTGCGGGTCGCGCAGGGTCTGAGCGTGAGCGCCTGCGCGAGGGAGCTGGACCGCCCCAAAGGCGCGGTCAGCGCGAAGCTGAGCAAGCTGGGGCTGACCACCCAGGAGCCGCGCAGCACATGGACGGATGATGAGATCGCCCGTCTGGAGGCGCTGCGCGCCGAGGGCCTCACCTATGCGGACATAGGGGACATTCTCGGCCGGACCTCCGAGAGCTGCCGCTCGATGGCGGGCAATCGCTTCATCCGGTCACGGGAGGCTGATCCGCCCGCGCCTGAGGGCAGCCCCGCGCTGGAGCGCGCCCTCGAACGGCTCGACCGCCTGACCGCCGCGGGCATGGCCCGGACGGCGGCGCTGGCCATGATCGAGCGGGAGATGCCGGACGCGCGGCTGAGGGGCCGGGTGTCGTGCTGAGGCCTCTGACCCCTGCCGAGACGCTGGCCTGGGAGGCGGCGAACGCGGCCTGGCCCGCCTTCGCCCGCCGCCTGATCGGAATGCAGGGCGGGCCGCTGGCGCTGATGACGCCGTGCGGCGCGTTCTGGACCGTCAGGCTGGGGGCGCGCGGCGAGGATCCGCTGTCGCTGGTCGAGGGGCCGTTCGACGCGGACGCGATGGCCGCGCGCACGGGCTGGACCGGCTGGCGCGCCTTCGCCATGCAGGCCCGGCTCGAGGCCGCGGAGCGCGCGGCGGGAGCGGCGTCATGAGCCGGGCGGCGGGTGCGATCATGACGATGAACGCCGTGACGGCGGCCCTGCGCGGCTGGCGGTTCGACCTGAGCGATGAGAAGCGCCTGCAGGCGGAGATGTTCGGCGTGCTGGCGGCGGCCCAGCTGGCGGTCGCGCGCGAGGTCCGGCTCGGCACGTCGGGGCTGATCGATCTGACGGTCTGTCGCGGCGGGGTCGAAATCGGCATCGAGGTCAAGGCGCGGACCCGCGCGAAGATGGCCGTGCGCCGCCAGTGCATCCGCTATCTGGCCAGCGGGAGACTGGACGGGCTGCTGCTGGTCAGCGCCACGGCCATCGCCATGCCGCCCGACATCGACGGCCGCCCGGTGCGGACATTCAGCCTCGGGGAGGCGTGGGTGTGACGGAGTCTTCTGGTCCTCGGCCTCCGGCCTGCGGTTCCGGCCACGAGGCCGGGCGCGCGGTCGCGCTTGCGGACCCGGACGGGTCCGATCCCGATACTGCTGGCGCGCGGCGGGTCTGCTATGGGCGGCTGGAGCGGGTCGAGGGCGGGTTCGTGCTGGACGGCGCGCCGGCGCATGTGAAGATCAAGCTGAAGGCGATCTTCCCCCATATCGACAAGGCTTCGACCGGCCCGTTCCGGTTCGACGCCGGGCCCGAGATCTGCGCGGACCTGCTGTGGTTCCGCCAGCGCTATCCGTTCGACTGCTCGCTGAGCGTCGAGAGCGAGCTGATCGCGGGCCGGGACAGCGTAGCGCGGGTGCGGGCGGAGCTGGGCCGGGTGTTCGCGCCGGACTGGACGCCGCCGGACTTCGCCGGGCTGCAGCCGGGGCAGGCCGTGCGCCCCTTCCAGGCGCAGGCGGTCGAGATTCTGAACCGGTTCGACGGCCTGCTGATCGCGGACAAGGTCGGCGCGGGGAAGACCTACACCACGCTGGCCGCGGCCCTGACCGAGGGCAATCTGCCCCTGATCGTGGTCGCGCCGCCCCACCTGTCGGGGCAGTGGGTGACCGTCACGGAGCGTTTCACCACGTTGCGGGCCCACGAGATCGGCGTGACGACGCCCTACGACCTGCCTGAGGCGGATGTCTACGTCTTCCGCTACTCGAACGTGGCGGGGTGGGTCGACGTCCTGACCGAGATGGATGTCGGGCTGGTCTGCTTCGACGAGGTCAGCGAGCTGCGGCACGGGCGGAGCACGGTGAAGGGCCGGGCCTGCTGGGAGCTGGCCGAGCGGGCGCGCCGCAAGATAGGGCTGGACGCCACGCCGATGTACAACTGGGGCGTCGAGATGTGGACGATCATGTCCTATCTCCGCCCCGAGGTGCTGGGCGGGCGTGAGGACTTCCTGCGCGAATGGGCGCCGGACGGGCATGTGGACGATCCGCGGGCTCTGGGCGACTTCCTCGCCGACCGCTTCGCGCTGGTCCGCCGCTCGGGCGAGGACGTGCGGATCGATGTCAGCGTGGTCCATGTGGATCACGACATGGAGGCGCTGGACTCCATCGCGGACGTCGCCGTCGCGCTGGCCGAGACCGCGCGCAGCGGCGCCTTCCACGAGCGCGGGCAGGCGGTGCGGGAGCTGGACCTGCGGGTGCGGCACGCGACCGGCGTGGCCAAGGCCCCCTTCGTGGCGCGGTTCATCGACATGCTGATCGAGACGCGCGGGCCGGTGCTGGTCGCGGGCTGGCACCGGGATGTCTATGACATCTGGCGCGCGCATCTGAGCCACCGCCGCTGCCGCCTCTACACCGGGACCGAGACGCCGAAACGGAAGGCGGAGGCCGCCGCCGCGTTCATCGCGGGCGAGGTGGACGCGATGTTCATGAGCCTGCGGTCCGGCAAGGGGCTGGACGGCCTGCAGGCGGCGTCCAACACCGCCGTCATCGGCGAGCTGGACTGGAGCCCCGCCACCCACAAGCAGTTCATCGGGCGGCTGGGCCGGGAAGGCCAGATCGCCGACCACGTGGCCGCCTTCTTCCCCGTCGCCACGGACGGCTCCGACCCGCCCATGATGGAGGTCAACGGCCTGAAATCGGCCGAGCAGAGCGCGATCCTCGATCCCGGGCTGGGCGCGCACGCGGTGGCGGTCGATGACGGCAGCCGCGTCCAGGCGCTGGTGGACAGCTATCTGAACCGGCCCTCCAACGTGATCGCGATGACGCGGCCCGAGGGGCCGGGAGGGGTGTCATGAAGGCCCCTGACTGGGCTCCGGCTCCCGACATCCCCGCCGCCGTGCGGACCTTCACGGTGACCCGCAACAGCCTGGGCGAAAGCTGGCTGCAGGCCGTGGACGCCGCCGTGCTGGAGACGGACGCCGCCCTGATCCGGCGTGGCATCAATCCTTATGGCTGCGTGACGTTCATCGGCGAGCCCCAGCGACGGCCCCTGAGGACCGCGGACGGGCGGCCCGTGCTCGATGCCGAGGGCAGGCCGGTCCCCGACCTGATGCCCGTCTATGAGCGGCAGGTGAAGGCCTGGGACGGCGTGCGCGAGTTCGCGCGCTGGCGGGCCGAGCTGGCGGGGAGGGGGTGATGGCGTCAGTCGTTTCCCTCGGCCTTCCGCGCCGCCAGATCGGCCTCCGCGATCTTCCGATCCGACGGGGAAAGGCGGCTCAACGCCTCTTCGAGGGCGTCGCGCCATGCGCTCCTGGTGGCCTCGTCGAGGGCCTCGAGGAGGGCATCGTCCGCGTCGTGAAGCGCGAGGACGATCGTGCCGGGACGACCGCCCCGGCCGAGGACGGTCTGGGCGATGTCGGCCCCGTGGAACAGCAGGGTTTCGAGGGCCCTGCGGCATTCTTCAACGGCTTCGCCGGGCGTGTCGTCCATCGCGCTTTCTCCTGTGCGCTAGCCCCTAGCGAGCCGGGCCCGGCGGCGCAAGCCAATACGTGCGCCCTGCGGGCGCTTATTTCGCCTGAAAAGACCACCCCCGACCCAACGGAGGCCCCATGAGCGGTCCGCGCTATTCCATCATCCCCGCCGGCGCGATCGAGGACGTGATCGCCGGGCTGATGAAGGATTCAGACCTGCGCATCCTGAACGCCATCGGCTCGTTCACGGACAAGCGCGGCTGGACGCCCAGAGGGACCAAGCAGGAGGTGCTGGCCAAGCGCTGCGGCTTCCGCAGGCAGCGGGTGAATGACGCCGTGGCGGTGCTGGAATGGCTCGGCTGGGTGCTGGTCGACCGTGAGGCGGGCGATGACAAGCCATGCCGCTACAAGGTGCTGACCGACTATCAGGGCGAACGCGAGCCGGGGACGCCGCCCGCCATCACGCTGAGCGAATTCCGGGCGCAGCGACAGACGCTTAAGAAGCGGTCCTGGGGCTCCACCGCGCACCTTCCGGATGGGGAGGGGTGTCCGCAAACGCGGACACCGGGGGAGTCCGCGAACGCGGACACCATGGTGTCTTCAAACGCGGACACCGGGGAGTCCGCCAGCTCGCGGACACCGGGTGTCCGCGCTGCGGCGACAGCAGTAACGACTGATTCTAACGATAAACCCCCTTCCCCCTTATCCGGCGGCGAGCCCGGCCGTCCGGCCTGCGCAGACCCTGACGGGCGCTGCGCGTCCGGCCCTGGCCGTTCCGGCGAGGACGGGGGCGAGGGGCATGGCGATGGCGCGAACGGCGTTCGCCAGAGCGCAGAGGCCGATGGCGGCGGCGACGTCCGCGAGGGCTCGGCGAGGGCGGACGGGGGCGCAGGCGATGGCGCGCCTGAGCCGTCCCTGACCCCGGAGCGGTTCCGGGATTTCATCAAGGCGCGGGCCGGACCGGACGCGTGGCGGGATCACTTCGTCCGCTGCCGGGTGGCGGACGGGCGGCTGATCGCGCCGACGCGGTCCACGGCCTGGGGCCTGTGGGAGCGGTTCGGCGGGCTGCTGACGGAACTGGGCGTGGAGACGATCCGCGCCGAACACGAGCAATGCGAGGTGCGGCGATGACGGCGTGGAGCGAGGACAGGCGGCAGGCGAGCCGGGAGGCGGCGCAGGCCCAGCGGGCGGAGAAGGCCCGGCCCGCCGACGCGACCGAGGCCGAGGCGGCGCGGGCGCGGCGGGACGCGCTCAAGGTGGTGCGCAAGGATCTGGCCCGCAGGCCGGACACCGCGGACATGGACCCGTGGCAGGCGCTGGCCCGCGGCCTGATCCGGGATGGCAAGCACCTGCGGGCGCTGGCCCCCACCCGGCAGATCGGGGACATGGCCGTGCCCAGCCGCCGCCGGGCCGCCATCCTCGAACGTGGCGAGCTGGCGGCGCTGGCCCACTATCACGGCCTGTGGATGGAAACCCGCGTCGGCCTGGCCGCCGTGGACCCCGAGCGCATCCGCGTGGACGGCGGCGGCGGCGGGGACATCGGCTGGCGCTATGGCCGGGCGGCCGAATCGGAGCGGGAGCGGAAAAGGCTGCGGGCGGGGCTGAACGATCCCGACCAGGCGTCCGTGCTGGACTGGGTGGTGATCCTCGACCAGCCGCTGGAGAATTTCTGCATGAAGGCTATCTGCCCGATTTCTCACAAGGAATACGTGATCGGAGCGCGCTATCAGCTCTTTCTCGGGGCCGCTCGGGGGCTTCGCCGTCAACTCGCCTATTGACGCAAATACCCATTTGCGCGTACCCCTTTTCGTCATGAGGCGATGGTGCGCCTCGCGAAGCCCGGCCCGGAAACGCGCCGGGCTTTTCGTTGCCGAAATCTCAGCAAAATCAGTCACTTGCGCCGCCGCCGCGAGGCCGGGCGACCGCTCGCGAGCGGGTCCTCCCTGGCCCAAAAGCGTAAACGGGGCGGCTGAGCGCGATAGTTCGCCAGACACACAGGTTTTTCAGATGGTTGACGGGTTGACGCCTCGGGCTTGACGCCCACGCTCCCCGTCTGCCCTTCAGCGAGGAGGGCGGCCGACATGACCGATGCGTTCCCGCTGCTCGACGCCCCCGCGCTCTCCGACGGCCGCGCCGCCTACGTGAAGTTCGCAGGCCAGTACGCCACCGCCCTGGGCAAGAGCCGCCAGACGGCGAAGAACTGGAACGACGCCGGGCTGATCGTCTGGGTGCGGTGCCCGGCCACCGGCACGAAGCTCGTGGACGTGGCCGCCAGCGACCGCGCCCGCCATGACCACCAGAACCCGCTGAAGCGCGACACGCCCGCGCTCGCGGCCCCCGCCGCGCCGCTTGCCGTTGGAAAGTCCGGCGGCGTCGCGGCGGACCTGTTCCCCGCCCAGGAGGGGCGCGACAGCCCAACCGCCGCGCCCCGGCCCGCCGCGCCTGCAGTCGCACCCAACGAGGATGACTCCGCCGACGAGCCCGCCTTGGATCCGCGCGACCCGCTGCAGGTGTCGGTGGCCGAGGACAAGGCGCGCATCCAGAGGCTCAAGCGCTTCCAGGAGGAGCGGGAGTGGCAGGAGCAGATCGGCATGCTCGTGCCCGCCGACCTCGCGAGGCAGCGCGAGGCCGCCCGGATGGCCGAGCTGCGCAAGGCGATCATGCGCATCCCCCGCGCGGCGGCCGACAAGGCGAACCCTGAAGACCCCGCCCGCGCCCGCAGCGCGATCGAGGCCGCCCTCCGGGAGATCCTCGCCGAGTTCATCGCGGAAGGCCGGGCGGCGCTGAAGGAGGAGCGCGCGCAGGTCCAGAAGCCCGCCCATGCCTGACGGATGCCTCTGGCGCGAGTGGGAACCCGATGCCGTCGCCCGGCTCGAGGAAGCGGTCCGGCAGGTCGAGGATGCGGCGCTCGACGCGCTGGACATACCGCCGCCGCTGGACTGTTCGCTCTGGCCCGAGCAGGACAACAACATCAAGTTTGCCGAGGGCACGCCCGCCCCGGGGCCGTTCCGCCACTCCACCTCGCCCTATCTGCGCGAGATCCTCTTCACCCTCAGCCCCGACTACCCGGCCCAGCACGTGGTCGTGAAGAAGTGCGCCCAGAGCGGCGGCACGGTGGTCGCCGACATCATGCTGGCCGCGATCCTGACCAATCAGACCGCCCCGGCGATGATGATCCAGCCGACGATCGACCAGTCCAAGCGCTGGGCGGAAAAGAAGTTCTGGCCGCTGGTCGACGCCAGCCCAGCCCTCAGCCCGGATCAGGGCGGCTCCGTCGTGCCCCGGCGCGACCGGTCGACGGGCGGCTCGACGTCTCAGGACATCAAGTTCCGCAACGGGTCCTTCATCATGCTGGCCGGGGCGGAGAGCCCGAACACGCTGCGCCAGCACACGATCCAGATCATGGTCCGAGACGACATCTCCGGCTGGACCGACAACGCGGGCGGCGAGGGCCACCCGATCAAGCTGTCAGACAACCGCATCGCGATCTGCATGGATCTCGGCATCGCGAAGCTGTTCGACGTGTCCACGCCGCTGATCCTGCGGACCTGCGAGATCACGCGGCGCTACCAGGCGAGCGACAGGCGGCGCTGGTACAGCGGATGCATCGGCTGCGAAGCCCGGCATGACTGGGACTGGGAGGACGTCAGGAAGGCCGCCGAGGCCCCGTTCAACGCGCACGTGGTCTGCAGCGAGTGCGGAACGATCCACGAGCCCAGCGACAAGCGCGACATGCTCGCGCGGGGCATGTGGATCCCGACGCGGCCCATCGACGGCGTGAAGCCGCCGAAGACGATCAGGACGGACGCCGAGGCCCGCGAGTGGAAAGACCGCGAAATGGGGGCGTGGGCGCACAGGCCCGGCTTCGACATCACCGGCTTCATGAACCGGTACGCGAACTGGAACGTCCTGGCCGAGGAGGAGGCCGAGATCGGGGGCGATCCCGAGCGCGAGAAGACCTTTCTGAACACCAAGCTCGGCCGGGCCTTCGACCTCAAGACGGAGACGCCGGACTGGGAAGCCCTCGCCGCCCGTCGCCAGCCGGACTTCCACAAGGGCGACGGCGCGCATGGCCCGCTGGTCTTCACGCTGTCGGTCGATGTCCAGCGGGACGGCCTGTACTGGCTCATCAAGGGCTATGACGAGGAAGAACGCGGCTGGTATCTCGACTGGGGGTTCGCCGCGGGCGAGACCGCCGACGGGGGCCGGGGCGCATGGCCGAAGCTGTCCGCCATCGCCGAGCGCGGCGCGCCGATGCCGAACGGGGTCTGCGTGCCCTTCGACTTCATCGGCGTGGATGGCCGGTACAACACCGACGCCGTGCATCAGTGGGTCCGGCGCAATCCCGTCGCCAAGGTCCTCGTGGGCGACCCGGGCTGGAAGAAGAACATCATCGACCGCGCCCATCAGGCGGAGGTCAGCCGCACGGGCCGCAAGCGCAGGTTCGGCGTGAAGACATGGCATGTCGGCACGTGGACGGCGAAGAGCATCGTGATCGGGCGCTACGCGCGGACGCTGGAGAAGGTGGGGGAGAGCGGCCCGCCGCCGGGCTTCTGCTTCTTCCCGGCGGAGGCCGACGAGGCCCTCTTCCAGCAGCTCACCGCCGAGCATCTCCACGAGGAGATCAACAAGAAGACAGGCGTGCTGCAGCAGTCCTGGAAGGCCGTGGGCGCGAACCACTGGTTTGACTGCGACGTCTATTCGCTCGCCGGCATCGCATTCCTGGGCGCGCGCCGCGGACGGTACGGGACATGGACCGAGGAGCAATGGACGGAGCGCGCCCGCGAGCTCGCCGTCCTGCTCGCCGGGTCCGGCCCCGCCCAGGACGATCTTTTCGATGGCGGCGCGCGCCCGGATCGCCCGGCCACCCCGCCACCCTCCCGCGATCCCGCGGCCTCCGCCGCGGACGTCCTGGCGCGCATGGCGCGCCGCAACAAAGAGTGAGGACACGACCATGGACATGCTCCGACCCCCGGCCCTGATGGTTTCCGATCTCAAGGCCCCGCCGCGCCTCGGGCTCGCTCCGCGCGAGGCTCGCGGCAACCGCCATCAGCGCAGGGCCGCTGCGGCTCTCGCGCGGCACGAGCGCAAGGGACGTCCCGTCCCCGCCTGAACGGCCGGGAGATCTGGCCTGGGCCCATGCCGGGCAGGCAGGCTGCGCTCCCCTAAACGCTATCACGCCCGCCATGCCGCAAGGTCAACACGGCCCCGGCCGTCGCTCTCCGGGGCGCGAGCAAGCCGTGAATGGCGGGAAGCCCGGCACGCATTCACCGGCGAACGCCGTTCGTCGACCACGGAGGGCCGCCATGCGCCGCACGCTCGAAGACATCGACGCGGACATCGCCGCGGTCCGCAAGGCCAAGCAGGACCTCCTGCTCGGCCGCCGTCCGCAGAGCATCAAGCGCGGCGACCGGGAAGTGTCCTTCGGGTCTGATTTCCGCGGGGCGGCGTCCGAGCTGGACCGCGAGCTGCTGCGGCTGCGCGTCGAGCGGTCCCGGGTGACCGGCGACCGAAGCCCGCTCGCGCCGTTCACGCCCTCCGGTCTGGGGAGAAGCTGATGCTGACCGCGTCCGAACCGAAACCCCGCTACCGGGTGCCCGCCGCGAGCCGCCGCGTGTCCGCCGGCGCGCCGGGGCTGATGGCGGCGGACGGCCCGGCCCGCGCGCCCTTCCGCGCCGCCGACCTGACCGACCAGGTGCTGGGCGGCTGGCACGGCTCCCGGGGCTCGGCGGACCGCGACTGGCTGATGGGCCGCATGACGGCGATCGCCCGCAGCCGCGACGCGGCCCGCAACGATCCGCTGGCGGGCGGCGTGGTCCGGCGCAAGCGGGCCATGGTGGTGGGCTGGGGCTGGATCTTCACGCCGCAGCCCGACGCGGAGGCGCTGGGCATCGACACCCGGACCGAGGAAGGCTGGGACCAGTACGACGCGCTGGTCGCCTCCATGAAACGCGAGTGGCGGTACTGGGCCGAAGACCCCGTCTTCCGCTGCGACTGGGAAGAGCAGCTCGACTTCGACCTGATGCTGATGCTCGCCGTGACCCACAAGATCATCGACGGTGAAGCCGTGGGCATCCTGTGCTGGCGGGAGCGGGAGGACGCCTTCCGATATTCCACGGCCCTGCATCTGGTGGATCCCGACCTGCTCGAGAATCCGATGGGACGCCCCGACAGCGACACCCTGCGGGCAGGGATCGAACTCGACGAGGACGGGCGTCCCGGCACCTATCACTTCCGGCGTCAGCACCCGGCGGACGTGGGCATCGGCATGGGCGCGATGACGTGGGACGCGATCCCCGCCCGCGAGGACTGGGGCCGCCCCCGGGTCGTGCATCTGTACGAGAAGAAGCGCGCCGGCCAGCATCGCGGCATCGGCGATCTGGTCAGCTCCCTGCGCCGCTTCCGCACGCTCGAGGCCTACACCGACGCCGAGCTGCGCTCGAAGGTCATCAACGCGCTGGTGGTGGCTCAGTACACCTCGAACATGGGCGGGGAGATGCTGGCGGAGATCTTCGGCCAGTCCGAGGCCAAGGACCTCATGGCGCTGCGGGAGAAGTTCTACACCGACAGCGACGTGTCGGTGGCCGGGTCGAAGGTGATCAACACATTCCCCGGCGACGAGCTGAAGTGGAACACCGAAAGCCGCGAGACCGACGACTATGCGGACTTCGCCCATGCGATCGCCAGTCAGTGCGCCGGTCCGGCGGGCTCGACCTATGAGATGATCACGGGCGATTTCACCCGGCACAACTACTCCTCGGGCCGCATGTCCAAGGGCGAGGCGTGGCGGGAGATCGAGGTCGAGCGGGCCATGATCGCCAAGCAGTTCGCCACGCCGATCCGCCTGTGTGTGATGGAGGAGGCCTGGTACGCGGGCCGCCTCGCCCTGCCGCCGAACGCGCCGGATTTCTGGGATGAGGTCGGGGCCTATGTCCGCGGCGAGTGGATCGGCCCGCCGCCCGGCGACATCGATCCGGTCAAGGAGCCGCAGGGCCGTGCGCTGCGCATGGCGAATTACAGCGCCAGCCCGCAGCAGATCGCCGCCGAAGAGGGCCGCGACCTCGACGAGGTCATCGACGAGGTGATGCACGCCAAGCGCCGCCTGCAGCGGCACAATCTCGTGCCGGCTGATCTGGCCACCATCCTGGGCGTCCGCGGTCCGACCGACGCGCCCGAGGCCGACCCCCAGCCCGAGCCCCGCAACCGCTAGACCCGGAGTCCCCGCATGTCCCGACCTCGCTTCCGCGGGGCGTCTCCGCACGCCCGCTCCACGCTCATGGCCACGGCGGGCGCCGTCCTGCTGGCCATCCACGCCTCCCATGAGGCCTCGGCCCTGCAGCGCTTCTCCGACCTGCCCGCATGGCGTCTCGACGCCGAGACCACGCCGGGCCTGATCGACCGGGTGCGGGGCGTCGCCGCCCGGGTTGCGGCGGGCCGTCCCGACGCGCCGGAGGCCTCGGCCGCCGCGGGATCCAACTGGGTCCAGGCCGGGAGCGGCGGGTACTGGATCGTCGATGACATCGCCATCGTCGTGGTCGACGGCGCCCTCGCGCCGAAGGGTTACTACGACTGGTGGGATGAGCGCTGGGTGCCAGGCTATGCCGACATCGCCGCGGCCCTGGCCGCCGCGCGACATGATGATCGCGTCGACGCCACCGTCCTCATCATCGACAGCCCCGGAGGTCTCGTCTCGGGCTGCGACCAGCTCTGCGCGGAGATCCGCGCCCTGTCGGCGCGGGAGGGCGGCAAGCCCATCGTCGCCTTCTGCGAGATGGCCTACAGCGCGGCCCAGTGGATCGCCGCGTCCTGCGACGCCTCCTACGCGCAGCGCGGCGCCGGCATGGGCTCCATCGGCGTGCGCATGGGCTTTTTCGAACTGTCCGCGATGCTCGAGCAGGACGGCGTGAAGCGCGAGGAGTTCGTCAGCGGCCGCCTGAAGGACGCGGGGTCCGGATACCGGCCCGTGACCGACGAGGAGCGGGCGCTCTTCCAGTCCGAGATCGACGCGCACGCGGAGTTCTTCTTCGACGGGGTGGCCGCCGGACGGGGTCTTTCCGCCGACGCTGTCAGGTCGTGGGAGGCGCGCTGCTTCGTGGCGGGCGCGACGGGCGATCTCGACCCCGAGGCCGCGGGCCTGATCGACGGGGTCCTCACTGAATCCGAAGCTCTGGAGGCCGCACGCGCGCTGGCCGCCATGTCCGCCGGAGGCCCGACCGGCCGCCCCGCTTCCGGCGATGAACCCGCGGCCGGAAAAAAGGAGACTGACATGAGCGCAGAAGCCGAAATCGCGGCCCTGCGGGCGAAAGCCTCGCGCGGCGACAAGAAGGCCGCCAAGCGTCTGGCGTCGATGGGCATCCCCGTCGCGATGCCGAAGAAGGGCCGTGCCCGCGCCGAGCGTGAGGAAGAGGACACCGCCTCCGAAGACGACGAAGAGGAAGAGGCGGAAGAAGAGGACGACGAGCCTGAAGCCGAGGAAGACGACGAGAACTCTGCGGCGGATGAGGACGACGAGACCGCGTCCGAAGACGACGATGATGATGAGGCGGAAGAGGACGACGAGCCGAAGTCCAAGGCCGCCGCGGGCCGCAAGATCGCCCGCATCGCCGCCGACCAGGGCAAGCCCAAGCTGGGCGGCCAGCTCGCCGCCGACGTGGCCGCGGGCGAGACCAGCTACCGGTCCGCGATGCGCACCCTGCGCGCCGCCGGCCGCGAGGGCTCTCCGCTCGAGGCTGCGATGGCCAAAGGCCGCAAGGGGCTCAGCGCCCGCAAGCCCCGGTCGGACGATCCCCAGGCGGATCGCATGAAGGGGCTGAGCGGGGCCGTCGATCGCGAGATCGCCCGGACCGCCCGCAAGCCCGGCTTCTGAGGCCCCGTTCGCAGCCGCCCATCCTGGACGCGTCAGCGTCCGCAAGGCCGTCCGGCCGCCCGCGCCCCGCGCGCGGACCATAGCGCCTGCGGGCGCATGACTTAAAAGGAGACTGCCATGTATGGCTCTCAGGCCGGGGGTATCGTGCGTGCCCCCATGCGTGAAACCGACGTGTTCAAGCACGTGTATGATCCCACCTACTGCAACGTGTCCGGCCGCCTGGCGATGGGCTCCGGACGGGTCGCGCTCGGCACCGTGATGGCCCTGGCGGGGCTCTTCGTGCTGGCGGCGGACGCCAATGCCGGCAACACGGGCGGGGGCTCGATCGAGGACATCGAGGCCCGCGCAGCGACCGTCTCCGGCGAATACACCCTCGAGTGCATCGACGAGGACGTCTTCGCCGTCTTCGCGCCGGGCGGCGTCCGCCTCGCCGACGCGACCGTGGGCGAGCCGTACGACACCGCCCAGATCGCGTTCACGATCACGGCCTCGGGGGCGGCGTTCGAGGCCGGCGACGGCTTCGTCATCGCCGCGGCCGAGGACCGCGAGAACGCCCGCTTCATCCCCCTGTCTCTGGGGGGGCGGCCCGCAGGCGTCTCCTATGCCGAGGCCGAGGCGGGCGAAGCGAGCGACGGGCGCGTGCTCGTCCATGTCCGCGGACCGTCCAAGCTGGTCCGGACGAAGATGACCTACCCCGAAAACGCGAGCCCCGCGCAGATCGCGGCCATCGACGCCGAGCTGATGGCGCGCGGCATCCTCGTGCTGGATTCCGCCAACTCGTAAGGCCGGGACCTCCGCCCCCGCGGCGGCGCCTCCCATCCCCATCACGCGGCCGGAGGGGCCGCCCACCTGAAAGGACCCGTCGCCATGGAAGGCATTGACTGGAATCTTTACAACTCCACGGCCCTGACCACGCAGGTCAACCGCGTGCCGAACACGTTCGGCCTGATCAACGCGCTGGGCTATTTCACCCACGAAAGCATCGGCTCCACCGTCGTCGAGATCCGGGAGGAATCCGATGGCATCGCCGTGCTGGCCGCTGAAGAGCGGGGCGGCCCCGCCCAGCAGATGGACGGCGAGGAAGGCGCGACCCGCTTCGTCAAAGTCCCCCACTTCCCGGTCGAGGATGCGGTCACGCCGCGCGACGTGCAGGACCGCCTCGCGGTTCTCGGCCGCGAACGCGTCGCGGAATCCGTGGATGGCGCTGTCGCCAAGAAGCTGCTGCGCCTCGCCAGTGCGCACTACCTGACGCAGGAATACACCCTGACGGGCGCGATCAAGGGGCGCATCTATGACGGCAAGGGCCGTCTCCTGCTCGACCTGCATCAGTACTTCGACCGGCCCCAGCGGACGATCTACTGGGACCTCGACAATCCCGACACGGATCCCTGGGAGAAGGCGGAAGAGGTCTACGACGCCGTCGGCGACGAAAAGAACGGCATCAGCTTCATGGGGGTGGATCAGATCGCCTCGCCCGCCTTCGTGCAGAAGCTCATCAAGCATCCCAAGTTCGAGCAGTGGTATCTCAACTATTCGTCGGGCGTCGGCCTTGCCCGCGAGATGGAACGGGAGACGCGCGGCGGGAACTGGGGTCGCATCATCCCGATCGGTCAGCTGCGCCTGATCGAATACAAGGGCAAGGTGAAGCTGAAGGGTGCGGGCGTCGTGCCCTTCGTGGAGCTGGGAAAGGGGCACGCCCTCCCCACCGGCGTCAGCGAGCCGATCTTCGAGTGCAGCCACGCGCCCGCGGACGTGCTCGAGCAGGTCAACATCCCGCCCGCCCTGCTGGACGCCGCCGCGAGTCTGCCCGAGGGCTCGCCCCTGGCGGCGGGTATTCTCGCCATGTATGCGAGCGCCAAGATCCGCGACCACAACAAGGGTCTCGATCTCTGGTCGGAGAGCAACAACATCGCCATCTGCAAGCGGCCTGAGCTGCTGGTGGAAAGCGACATGGGCGCGAACCCGAACCCGTAGGCGAACGCCGTTCGCCGACACGAACCCGGTCCCGGCCACGCGCCGGGGCCGGTTTTCGCAGCCGCCTCGCGCGCGGGGCCGCTCCGAGAGCCGGGAGGGTCGCATGGACAAATCATCCTTCGATGCGCTGTTCGATGACACCGCGCGGGCCGCAGACCGGCTCGCCGGCTTCGCGGAGCCCATGCGGTATGTTCCGCCCGGCGGAGTGTTCGACCCGGAGGCCGATCCGGTCGCCGTGATCGTCGACGAGGCCGACGGATCGGTGGACACCGGCATCCCCGGCGCGGGGCGGACGCGGACCGGATCCATCATGGCGACGGTCTGGAAGATCGAGATGCCGGTCCCGCCCGTCAGGGGCGGGGTGTTTCACCGGGCGTCCGGCGCGCGCCTGAAGATCATGCAGGCTCCGGCCTCGCTCAATTCGGGGGAGTGGGGCCTGGAGCTGACTCCGGCATGAGCGGGGACGGGTTCGGGCTGGACTTCAGCGCCACCGAAACCCTCAGCGAGGATTTCCGCCTCGCCTATGACGAGTTGGAACAGGCCGCCATGGCGGCGGCGGATGCGGTCGCGGACTGGGGCAAGCAGCGGTGGCGCAACGAGGTCCGCGATGCGGGTCTCGGGGATCGCGTCGCCAACACGATCCGGGAGCGCATTTTCCCAGACCGGGGCTCGGCTGCGTCCGTCTCGCCGACCATCAGCTGGTCTTCGAAGGCTCCGCACATCGTGCGGGCGTTCGAGGAGGGGCTGACCATCCGGGCCGGCGACACGAAGTGGCTCGTGATCCCGACCGAGAACGCGCCCAAGCGGGCGCGCGTCGTGGGGATCGACGGGCGCATCCGCCGCGGCCGCAACTATCTGATCGTCCAGGCCGAGCGCCAGTTCGGGCGGCTGAACCTGATCAAGGTGCCCGGCAAGAACATGGCCCTGCTGACGGCGCGCCGCCTGCGCCGCCGGCGCGGCAAGCGGGGCGGCTATGCGCCCGCGAGCGCTTCGGCGCTGAAGCGGCGGGACTATGAGGACAGCGTGGTGCTGTTCGTGCTCGTGCCCGCCGTGAAGATGCCGCGCAGGCTGGACCGCGACGAGATCGAGCGGGCCATCGGCGCGGAGGGTCTGGAGCGTTTCGCGCGCGCCCTGGCGGACGTCATCGAACGCAATTTCGGTCCGGAGGGCGCGCCATGACCACCACGCACAAGGCGGTGCGCGCCGCGCTGATCGCCGCCCTGCAGGGCCCGATAGGGGCGCTGCCCGGATCCATGGAGTTCGTGGTCGATGATCCGAGGCTGATCGATGTCGACGAGGAGGCGGGCATCCGCCGCAAGGTGGCGCTGATCACCGGGCGCAGGCCTGAAGGGCAGGCCCTCCTTGGCGGCGTCCAGACGATTTACGACTGCGATCACCAGTTCGTGCTGGTGGTCGATGCCGTCGGTTACGAGGACGCCGCCCGGTATGAGGCTGTCGAGGCCGTGATCGAGACCGCCCAGACGGTGCTCGAGGCGGACTGGACGCTGGGCGGCATCGCCGCCCATGCGCGCATCACCGACACCAATCCCGAGACCGACAAGCCCGAAGGCCAGTTGCCCGAGATGATCGCGGCCTGCGCGATCTCCGTCCTCTATTCGAGTCTGAGACCCACCGGCTGAAAAGGAGCCAATCATGAAGACCGACGACATCACCGCCCTGCTCAACACGGGCGTCGAAGACCTCAAGCTCCCCGCCACGCTGAAGCCGTCCCGGGGCCGCGGGGTGATCATCGCGCTGGATGAAGACACCGCCACCACGGTGGCCAACATCCTCGCCATCGCCTACGCCCAGTCCGGTGACACCACGGTCAAGGCGTGGAACGCGCGCAGCGATGAGGACATTTCCGGACGCCTGTCGACCGCCCGCAAGGATGCGATCAAGGCGATCAAGCCGGACGCCGGCGACGACCTGTTCTCGGCGGATGCGGAGCCGGAGTGGCCGCTGGGTCCCGAGGCCGCCGCCGACAAGAGCGAGTCCTCGGAGGCCGAGGGCGATGCTGCGCCCGCCGCGCCTGCCGCCCGCGGCGTTACGGCGATCATCCTGCTCAAGGACCACGAACGTCTCGGCAAGGCTGGTCGGGTGCGGGTGCTGTCCCATGCCAAGATCAAGACCCTCGGCCTGACGGCCGGGACGGATCACCGGGCCGCCACGCCCGCCGAGGCCGCGCTCGGCCGCGTCTGATGCCCAGCGAACGGCCAGCGAACGCCGTTCGCTGGTTTTCTCCCCGTCCTCCGCAACTCCGTCGCGTCGGTTCCGGCCCAGAACCCCAAAGCTCTCGGGCCGGACGCGCGGTCGCGCTTGCGGCCCCTGATCGGGGCCGGGAGCCCGTGGGTGACGGGCGCGAGGCGCCCGCAAGGCCGACCGGCCGCCCGCGCCCGTGCGCGGAACATCGCAGCGCGGAGCGCTGCGCAAGCTGAAAAAGGAGCCAGCCATGCCTCATCCCATGGGGCAGGACGCCATCATGCACATCCTGGGGCAGTCTGCTCCGGACGTGGCCGCTGACGGCGATTACCTGCGAAGCGCCTACCACACTCTCTCGCCGCGGGAGTCGCGCCCGTTCGAGAACGACAGCCTGGTCGGCGCGCAATACCACAACAGCCGGGACGCCCAGGCTCCGGCCCCGGGCCTGCCCGAGGACGGCGCGGATCTGGAAGTGCCCCTCTGCGCGGTCCATCTGGGCTACTGGCTGCCCCATCTCTTCCGGCATGTCTCGAGCGCCGGGGATCCGGGCGCGTATCTGCACACCTTCGAGACTGGCGCGGGCCAGCACAGCGGCGCGAGCATCGCCTGGCAGGACGCGGACAAGATCAAGCGCCTGGTGGGCTGGGTGGGCAACCGCTTCGAGATCAATGTGGGGCGGGAGTCCGGGTATCGGCGGGTGCGTCTCGGCGGCATGGCCGTGCGGACGGAGCACGATGTCGCGGAGGCCGCCCTCGGCGATCCGCCCGCGCCTCGCCCGCACGCCCGATCCGTGGCCGCGTTCTGCGGCATCTACAAGGGCGGGCAGGAAGTCGCGCGCATCATGTCCGGGTCGGTCTCCATCGAGCGAGACCTGACGCCGCTGACCTATGCCCGTGAGGACACGGACCGGCCCAGCGGCTTCAGCCCGGAAGAGACCCGGCTGGGCGGCACGCTGACCCTGCGTGTGCTGGACAGCGTGTTCTATGAATACGCCCGCGCCGGGTTCAGCCCGGCCGGAGTCGATGACTGGCGCTTCGTCTGGCCCTGCGCCGGGGGCGCGAAGATGGAACTGGAGGCCGCCGCCGTCCGCTTCGAGCTGACCGGGCGCGGCATCGATACCCGGTTCGGCCGACAGGAGACCTACACCCTGCATGGCGAGCAGACCGCCAGCGCGGCCATGGCGCGTCTGATGCTGACCAACAGTGTCGAGAACTTCGACGACGCGACGGAGGCGTGAGCATGATCAGGCTCGATGTCGCCGCCGCCGGAAGCGGTCCGGTCTGGATGGAGTTTCCGCGCATGGGGGGGCTCTCCCTGCTCGCCCACTATGCGGACGCCTCCACCGAAGCCGCGGCCCGAACGGCCGCCCGCCGGGCGCTGCCGATCAAGGATGAGGGCGAGGACCTCGAGAGCTGGATCGTGCGCGCCCGGGCCAGGCTTCTGTCGCTGGGGTTCGAGCGGCTGTCGCGCATGGAGGATCTGGACGCGGCGCTCTCCGGCGCCATGCAGGTGCTCTATGTCCAGTCCCTCAGCCGGTCTCTGGTCGAAGACTGGAAAGGGGTCGGAGACGTGGACGGCGCGCCGCTCGACTTCAGCGCGGAGGCGATGGACGCGCTCTTCCTGCAGTACCCCGACTTCATCGACCAGTTCGACACGCGGATCACCCGTCCGCTGAAGATGGTGCGTGAAGAGGGAAACGGCTCCGCGCCCTCGCGAAATGGATCGCCAGCGGGGGCGCGGAAATCTGCCGGGACTGCGCGCGGCAAGGCTTCGGCTGCGCGCAAGGCGGCCGGGTCAAAAACCCCCTCAAGCCCGAAGACCCCGCGGCGCTCTGCCCGCAGGTCGAAAACGAACCCTTGACCTTCGAGGGGCAGGCGGCGTTCAAGGCGAGCAATGCGGGCGCATGGCGGCTCGGCCCGGGCGGGTTCCTCGGCCTGGACTATCCCGCCGTGCTGGACCGACTGCCGCCCCGCGTGAGCCACGAGGCGGTCAAGACGCTGCTGCCCGACATCGAGGCCGGGTACCGCGACGGCTTCGCCGAGGCGCGGGAAGAGGAAGGAGAAGCGTCATGACCGCTTCGAAAGAGAAAACTTCGCAGCGAAGCTCTCATCATACTGGCGCAGGCCAGTCTGAATCTCCGCCTCGGTCAAAGAGGCTATCCTTTGAACAACGGCTAGAGCTTGTTGAACGAGAGCTGTGCGCGCTGCGTCGAGCGTCGGCGCGTCAGCGCGGTCCACAGTCGCGGATACGTTGATCTCCGCACCGCTCTCCTCTCCGGCTTCATCAGCCAGCGAGAAGTCGACAATCGCGCTGACATATTCCCCCTGTTCGTCCTGCAGCCACTGAACCTGGCTGACATTGACGGTGTGGATCGCCCGGTCCTTGAAATCGATCATGGTCGCCTCCTCTGGGTTGAGGGCAACTTCCCTCGATTCCGACAAGTCGCGCAAAGGAGTCCACGATGGCCAATAAAGACGCCGGCGCGGTCGTCATCCGCCTGTCCCTGCGCCAGCAGGAGAACCTCAAACGGGAACTCGAGAGCCTGCCGCCTGCCTCCCGGAAAGCTTTCCGGAAGATGATCGATGAGGCCAAGCCGGTCAGCCGTGAGTTCAAAGCGATGGACGGCGCGCGCAAGGAGTTTCAGGACGGGGTGGACGATCTGGTCCGTCGCTCCGGCCCGCTGGGCCGTTTTCTGCAGTCCATCGGTCCGTGGGGCATCGCGGCGGCTGCGGGGTTGGGCGTCGCGGTGGGAGCGTTCGCGCTCCTCAGATCGGAAATGGCTCAGGCGCGAGAGGCCAATCAATTCATGGCGGTCGTCCGGGACATCGGTCAGACGGCTGACATGTCCGCGCGAGAGGTGCTCAATCTCGGGACTGCTGTCCGGCTCGCGGGTGGCGATTTCATGACGGGCGCCCGCGCGGTGGAGGAGTGGACCAAGCGGCTGGGTCGGGTGCGATCATTGGGGCAGGGCGAGACGTTTGACGCCCTCAAGGTGCTCGGCCTTGGCCCGGATGACTTCCGCGGCATGAGCGCTGAGCAGGCGCTGGACCGGGTGATCAATCGACTTCTCGAGATCGATGATATCTCAAGCCGGATCGCGCTCGCCGACAGGCTCGGTCTGTCTGGCATCAACCGGCTTCTTCAGCAGGGCGCCGATGACGCCCGGACGATCCGGGAGGACGCGGAGAGCATCAACCGCTTCTTCAACGATTCCGCCATTCAGCGCATGGCGTCTATGGCAGATGAGGCGGAGAGGCTGGAAACCCACATTGAGCGCATGGGTCAGATAGCGCCGGACTGGCTGGGACAGATCGAACTGGCCTGGCTGGAGTTCCGCGCCCGCGTGGCAGAAGAGCGCGGCCTCATGTTCTCGTCGCTTGAAGACCTTAGTCTGGAAGGTTTGGAAGAGCGCCTGGAGCGCACGGCGGAGCGTATCGCCGAATTGCAGCGGGTGCCAAGCTGGGCAAGGGACATCGTCGTCGCTGGGTCAGCTGAACTGGCAGAGGCGCAGCGTCAGTATGAGGCGATCCTTGAGGCCATCGAGGCGGTCCGCGCCGCAGAGCGCGAACGTGCTCTCGAGGCGCGCGTGTCCGCCAGCGTGCCGCAGTTCGCCGATCCTGGCATGTTGCGGGGACCGTGGGCGGATCCGGAGGCGGCGGCCCGCCGCGATCCGGACGCCGGTGTCCTTCCCCTCGATCAGCGCCGCCGTCTCGACGGTCTGATCGCGCGTGAACTGAACTCGCTGCTGACGCCCATGGAGCGCTATGAGCAGTTGCAGAGGGACATAAACACGGCGATCGAGCACGAGCTGGGCCTCAGCCGCGAGCAGGGCGAGCGCATTCTGGAGAATGCCCGGGCGCGGCTGTTCGCGGCGGACGCGGCGGATGCATCCGCTGAAGCCGAACAGCGGCGATATGAGCGACTCGTGGAAACCCAGCTGCGCGGCCTCATGTCACACGCCCAGCAGGCCGAGGAGCTTCGGCGAGAGTTGGAAGAGGCGCAGCGTCGCGGGATCGATATCACGGACAAGCAGATCGCCGCCGCCGTCGAGCGCATGATCCCGGCGGCCGAACGGCTCCTGACCCCGCTCGAGCGGCAGAAGGATCTGATGGAAAGTCTGATCGAGCCGCTGGACCGCCTGCGCGAACGCAAGGCGGACCTTCAGGCCGTCATGGCCCAGTACCCCGAGCACGCCGATCTCGTCGTGATGGAGCTGCGCCGGGTCCAGACGGAGATCGACGAATTCGAGGGCCGGACGTCGCGGTTCACGGGGCTGGCCCGGCTGGCGGCGGAGTCCCGCGACTGGGACCGTCAGCTGGAGGGCGTGGCGCTGGGCGGCCTCGGCGCGGTGGAGCGCGGGCTCGAGGACATCGTCATGCAGTGGCGGTCCGTGGGAGACGCGGTCCAGAACACGACCGGCATCATCATTTCCTCGCTGGCGCGGATCGCGCTTCAGCAGGCCATCATCGGCCCGATCGCGGGAGGCCTGTTCTCGCGTTTCGGGGGGAGCACGTCAGGAGCGTCCGCGGGTGGCATGAATCTCGGCTGGAGCCTGCCGGGCGGAGCGGGTTCGGTTTACCACAGCGGCACGGCCCAGGCCGGTCACGGCTTCGGTCCCGTCCGCCCCATGACCGGGCTCGACCCCCTGCCCCGCTTCCACTCCGGCCGCCCGCCGCTGGGGTCGGGAGAGATGGGGGCGATCATCGAGCGCGAGGAGCGGATCTTCAGCGCCAGCGACAACCGCGCCCTGATCGAGAGCATCAACTACGCGACCCGGATGAGCCGGACCGCCGCGGCGGCTGCCGCGACCGGGCAGGGGCAGGCCATCGCCGTCGAGCTGCACATCAATGGCGAGAAGCAGAGCGGCAATGTCCGCGCGCGCCGGACGCCGGGCGGCGGAGTCCGGCTGGACGTCCAGCTCAAGGGCGCGGTGGCGGGCCTGATCGAGGGCGGCGCCATGGACGGTGCCATGAGCAAGCGCTTCGGGCTGCGGCCCTCGGCGCGGACATAGGGGGCGATCATGGCGACCTGGCCTTCGGCCGTTCCCCCGCACATGCTGCGCGAGGGCTATGTCATCACGCCGCCCCGGCTGGGGGAGCGGGATGACCGGGAGCGCGGTCCGGCCTTCCAGCGGCGGCGTTTCACGAGCGGGGCGTGGCTGATCTCCGGCATCTTCTACTTCACCCCGCCCCAGCTCGAGGCGTTCGAGATCTTCTGGGAGCAGGACCTGCTCCACGGCGTTCGCGCCTTCACCGGCTGGCCCATGCCCCATAACGGCCGGGCGGGCCGCGCCCGCTTCAACGCCGAGGAGGTCTGGACGGCGGAACGGACCGGCGGCGGCAATTACCGCCTCGCGATGGAAGAGATCGAGTTCTGGCCCGTGCCGAGAGGGAGCTAGATGCCGTCCATCACTGCCCTGCAGGAAACCGCGCGCGCGGAAAGCGGCGCGGTCTTTCTGTATCTGATCACCATCGACCACGCCAATCTCGACGATCCGATCCGTGTGGTGTTCGACGAGGACGGGGAGCTGCCGCTCCATGATCCGGACGATCCGCGCCCGGCCGTCATCAGCCAGGATCGCGGCTTCTACACCTTCCCGGTCGGCGTCCAGCTGCCCAGCGAGGAAGAGGACGATGACCGGCATCAGGCGCGGCTGATCATCGGCAATGTGGACCGGCGCATCGCGGACACCCTGCGCGCGCTGCCGGACGCCGCGACCGTGACGATCGAGACCGTGCTGCGCGCGTCGCCCGATTTCATCGAGGAGAGCTGGCCGGGCTGGCGTCTGTCCATGGCGCAGATCGACACGCTGACCATCAGCGCGGAACTGACGGTCCCCGATCTCAGCCAGGAGTCCTATCCCCATCAGCGCTTCACGCCCGCCAACTTCAGCGGGCTGCTGTGATGGATCCCTTTTCCTGGACCCTGCGCTACATGCCTCTGGCCTATGTGGCGCGGGGCCGGGACTGGCGGGGCGTGGACTGCTGGGGGCTTGCCGCGCTGGTCTGGCGCGAAGAGCGTGGGGTCGTCCTGCCGGAGCCGGGCGACTACAGCGACACCGAAGCGGCCCGCGCCGCCCAGATGGCCAGCGCCGCGGCGGTGGCCCGGGCGCACTTCCGCCGCATCGACCGGCGAACGCCGTTCGCCATCGCCAATTTCATCGTCCTGCGCCAGCCGGTCCATGTCGGCCTGGTCGTGGACGCCGAGCATTTCCTGCATGCCGCGCATGAAGAGGGGGGCGTCGTGCTCGCCCGCTTCGATGATCCGCGCTGGCGCGACCGGCTGGAGGGCCTCTATGTCCCCGCTTGACGGCTCTCCGGCTACGCCGCTCCCGGCGGCGCTCCCCCCGCGTCCCGCCTTCGCGCTGGGGCCGGACTATCTGTGCGCGTCTGTGTCGCGAACGCCGTTCGCCGACCCCCGTCATATCGCCACGCCCGCCCGCGGGGAGACGCTGGCCCAGCTCGCCGAGCGCTGGCTGCCCGACCCGGTCCTGCGCGCCCATGCCGTCGCCCGCGTGGACGGCCGGGAGATTCCGGCCTGGGCGTGGGATCGCGTCACGCCTCTGGCCGGAAGCCTCGTCGAGCTGGCGGTCCGTCCCGGGCAGCGGGGCAAGAACCCTCTGGCGACCATCCTGCAGATCGCGCTGCTGGCCGGGGCGCTGTGGATCTCCGGCGGCGGGCTCGCCGGGCTGCTGGGGACAACCAGTCTGTTCGCCGCCGGCTCCATCTCGGCCGGGCTCGCGGCCGCGGCCTTCACGGTCGCGGGCTCCTATCTCATCAACGCCATCGCCCCGCCGCCCGATCTGGGCCTGAACCGCGCCGGCGGCGAGGTGTCGCCGACATACTTCATCAACGCCGCGCGCAACCAGCTCCGGCTGGGCGCGCCGGTCCCGGCCATCCATGGCCGCCACCGCATGGTGCCGCCGCTGGGCGGGTCCTATGTGCGGGAAGTTCGCGGCGATGATCTGTGGCTGCGCGGCATCGTGGTCTGGGGCATCGGCCCGGTCGAGATCTCCGACGTGCGCATCGGCGACACGCCCTTCGATCAGTTCGCCGGCACGACGATCCAGCATTATCCCGGCGACGGCACGGCCACGCCGCTGAGCCTGTATCCGAACGCGCCGACCGAGCTGGACGTGGGCGCGACCCTGAGCAATGCGGCGGGCTGGATCCGGCGCACCACGAACGCGAACGCTGAAGAGATCAGCGTAGACGTGGATTTCCCGCAGGGGCTCGCTCGGGTGAACCCGAAGAACGGGCGGCTCGAGGCGCGCAGCGTCCAGCTGGAAGTCCGCTGGGCGCCCGCTGACGCCTCGGGCGAGCCTGCCGCGGCGTGGCAGTATTCCGCCCCGACGCCGGGCCAGGCGGATGCCGCAGCCGCGAGCCAGGGCGGTGTGCGTGTCGGGTCGGGCCTGTTCAACTTCGACTACAACGAATGGCAGCTCGCGCTCACCGCGACCCCCACGCAGTGGATTCACACCCGGTCCGAGCGCAAGCCTTTCCGGCGCTCTCGCCGCTGGGCCGTGGCACGCCAGCCCCACGGCTATGTGGTCGAGGTGCGCCGCGTGACGCCCGACACGCCGGACAACGATCTGGAGATCGTGGACACCTGCGTGTGGTCGATCCTGCGCTCGGTCTTCATGCGTGCGCCGGTGCGCGATCCGTGGATCGCCTACAGCGCGTTCGAAATCCGCGCTTCCGACCAGCTCAATTCCGTGGTCGACGAGCTCAACGCGGTGGTGGAGCGGCTCTATCCCGATTTCGACGCCGACGGCCTGAAAGGCTCCTACGGCGAGAATGGCGGCCTGGTCGGCGACTGGGTCAAATCGCGCCTGCCCGCCCACGCCGTGGTGGACGCCATGACGGGCAAGGGGCGCCAGCGGCCCTTCGGGCCCGACCAGATGGACTTCGTCTTCTTCGACGGCTGGCGTCAGTGGTGCGCGGACAATGACCGCTTCTTCGACCACGTGGTGGATTACGAGACGACGGCCTCGCGCTTCATCCGCACCGCCATGGCCGCCGGGCAGGCGGGGCCGCTCTGGCGGGGCGCGCAGCTGAGCGGGGTGATTGACGCCCCGCGGCCCGTGCGGCGGATGCTGACGGCCCGGTCCATGCGCCGGTTCAGCGCGACCGTGACGTTTCCCGGCGAGATCCACGGGCTGAGCACGGAGTTCCTGAACGAGGAGCAGGGCTGGCAGCTCGACGAGGCCACGGTCTATGTGCCCGGCCGCGGGCCGGAAAACGCCACCCGGATCGAGCGGATGCCCTCGCCGGGGAAGACCCGGCCGGAGGAAGTCCAGGAATGGCTGGCCTTCCATCTGGCGAGCATGCTGCTGCAGTCGCGCGAGCGGTACGAGATCGAGACTGACTTGCCCGCCTTCGCCGTGCAGCGCGGCGAACGCCAGCTGGTCAGCCATGACGTGGTGCGGGCCGGGACCGGGGCGCGGGTGATCGACGTCGAGACGGACAGCGCCGGCGACGTGACCGCCGTCCTGCTCGATGAGGAGATCGATATCCTCGCCGACACCGATTACGGCATGCGCTGGCGCGAGCCTGTGCCGGATCCGGAATCCGCCGAACCCGGCCAGATGGTCTGGTCGATCCGCGACACCGCGCCGGTCACCGCCGCCGCCGGCCGCACGGCGCGGATGGTGTTAGTCTCTCCGCGTCCGCCGCAGGATGCGCCGTTCGAGGGCGACGAGGTCGTGGTGGGCGAGCGCTTCGCCGAGGCCGAGGACGTGGTCGTGCTGGGCGTGCTGCGCGGCGATGACCGGGCCAGCACGCTGCTGGCGGTGCCCTACGGCGAGACGCGCTTCAGCGGCGACATCGTCATCCCCGAATTCGCGACCAGCGTGCAGAACCCGTTCAAGGCCCGCCCGCCGCGCCCCCGGCCCGCAGGCGCGCCTTACGCCAGCGATGACGGCATCGCCGTGCCCTTCACCATCGAGACGGGCGCGACCGTGCCCGTGGCGCGCTTCATCGCCCGCTGGCGGCGCACGCCGGACGGATCGGAGACCGATGGCGGTTTCGACGCCCTGCCGAACCTGGCCTCCGACGAGCGGCGCGTGATCCTGCCGGCCGGCGATCCGGCCCAGCCTTATGATCTGGATCTGTGGTCGGAGGATTATGACGGCCGCCGCAGCGAGCCCCTCGAGCTGCGCGCGCTGGTGGCGTCCGAGTACGTGCCCACCCCGGACCTGCTGGACGCGCAAGGCGGGCATGACGAAACCGAGGGCGCGAAGCTCCCCGCGCTGACCGTGCGCTGGGACCCCTACACCAATCCCGAGATCGCCAATCTGCGCATCGCCATCCGCAATCCGGGGCAGGGGGTGGATGACTTCGAGGAGGTGGCCACGGCCGATCCCGACGCGGGCGAGAAGACCACGCGCGACGTGCCGCGCGGACGGACGGTCGAGGTCGGCGCGCGCTTCCGCTCGCGCCGTGGCGGGTTCAGCCAATGGGCGGTCTGGCCGGACCCGGTCCCCATCCCTGCCGAGCTGGTGGCGTCCGACTCCCTCGCGCTCGACGGCCTGACCCGGGAATCGGTGGAGGCCTCGATAGCGGGCAACGCCGCGGCGACCGAGGCGCTGGAGGCGCGTCAGGACGATCTGGAGACCGCCCAGGGCGAAGTCGAGGCGCTGCAGGCCCTGCTGCGCGACGACGTCAACCGGCTGGCCCTGACCGCGATACCGCCCGGCCCGCGCGTGGGGGCGGCGACCGACATCCTGCTGACCGCCAATCAGGACGGGGCGGGGACGTCCGTGCCCGGCTCGATCCGGGTGCAGGGCGAGTTCCTGGACCCGCCCACGCTGGACCGCTGGACGAACACCGCCACGGTGATCGAGGCGAACATGGGTGGGAGCTACGTGCCGCCGGGCGGGCGCTTCTTCATCGTCTGGCACAATAACGCGATGGCCACCCGCTATGCGGGCTGGACCGGCGCGGGCGGCCGGTTCGGGACCTACATCTACGCGCAGGCGGGCCAGTGGTTCGCGCGCGACGCCGCGGGCGTGCTGTATCCGGCCAATTTCGGCATGCACTCCACGGTGATCGCGGTGGGGGTGAAGCTGGCCGCGGGCGGCATCGCCTCGCTGCGCATGACCGCCAGCCCGGCCGGACCGATCAAGTCCAGCGTCGATCAGCTGGGCGTCCGCACGGACACCGCCGAGGTGTCGATCAGCGCCCTGCAGATCGTCAGCGCGGACAACGTGACCCGGCTGGACAGCGTGGAGTTCAGGACCGCGGACGTCGAGGCGCAGGCGGCCGACCTGATCTCGATCACGAACAGCCAGGCCACCCAGCTGTCCAGCCTGACGGCCGACTTCGGGACCGCGCAGGGCGCCATCACCAGCCTGCAGACCCTGACCGCCGACCACACCGCCCAGCTCGATTCCCTCAGCTTCCGGGCGGACGGGCTGGAGGCGGACTATGCCAGCCTCGTGAACCTGACGGGCGAACAGGCCACGCGCCTGACCCAGCTGACGATCCAGAGCCGGAGTCAGCGGGTCGGCGGGGACACCGCCGCGGGGGCGGGGCCGTTCACGTCCTCGACCTCGGGCCTGCCCGGGTCGGTGACCGATCTCGCGACCAGCCAGTTCGTCTGGGCGTCCACCGGCACGTTCGGCGCGCGGCTGGACACGGTCGGGGCGGGCATGCACCGCATGCGCACCGCGGGTCTGCTGCGGCTTGTGCCGGGCCGCCGATACCGGCTGCACGCCCTGATGCAGCGGTCGAGCAATCCGAACAATGGCGGGACCGCGGACTGGCGGCTGGTCATGCGGCGGCTGGACGCGACCGGCGCCAACCAGTCGTCCAACACGCTGGTGGCGGTGGATTCAGGCATCGCGCTCGCGCCCGTCGGCGCCATCGAGGCGGAGGGCTATTACACCGCCGTCGCCGGTGACGCGTGGGGCGCGCCCGAGCTGCGGCTGAACGAGGGCGGCGGCAATGGCCTGCTGCGGGTGTTCGAGCTGGGCGGCGAGGACGCCGAAGAAACCGAAGAGATCAAATCCCGCACGCAGGTGCTGGAAACTCTGACCGCACAGACCGCGCTGTATGAGATCCTCGCGGCGGCGGGGGACGACCCCGCCCTGATCCGGCTGTTCGCCGGGCCTGGCGGGTCGGTGATGGAGCAGGCCGCGACCGTGCTTCGGTTTATCAGCCTGGTCGGCGGCGATCCGGTCGAGGCGATGCGCCTGATCGCGGGCAACGTGCACATCTCCAACATCCTGTATCTGGGCGCCAACCGCCAGATCAAGCTGGACCCGGGCGATGATCAGCCGCTCATCACCATCTTCTATGGTGACGAGACGCCCTCCATCGAGCTGGGCTGGCTGGACTGATGGCGGTCGGGGCGCGCTTCTACAACCCCGCGGGCGAGGTCGTCGGGGACCTGACCGACTATTTCGGCCGGGTGCTGGGCGTGGTGGACATCACGGCGGGTGTGAACGGCAGCGTCACCGACGCGGGTCTGGCGCTGGGCGTGCCGGGCTGGCAGCTGCACGCGCTGCAGAACTTCCCGGTCGAGGTGCCGACCGTGACGGTCAGCGGCACGACGCTGAGCTGGGCCTTCCAGTCCGGCCAGCCCGCCTATGACTGCCTCCTGAGATACTGGGTGTTCTGATGGCGGTCGGCGCTCGCATCCGCAACTCGGACAAGGCCCTGCAGATCGATGAGCGCTATCGCAATTTCGCGTTCCGGGCCAAGGGCTCGGCGACCTGCAGCACGGCCTGGAGCTCGGGCGGCGTCACGAAATACCGGACGGGGGTGAGCTTCCCGGGCGGGATCGCGCCGCTGTGCTTCGTTGTGCCGACCAGCCAGAACATGATCGCCCAGTGGGGCGCGAGTGTCAGCGGCTCGACCTGGACGTTCGAGCTGCTGTCCAATGTCAATGGCGCGGCCTTCAACTGGTTCGTGTTCGACGTCCCGCAGAGCACGGGCCTGCCGCCGGGCATGGGCATGCGCGTCTGGAGACCGGCTGCGCTGGGCGGCGGGGTGGCGTTCGACAGCCGCCAACCGCCGCTCAAGATCGTCAGCGTGCAGGCCGCAGGCGCACCGGCGGTGCCCATCCCATCGGGCCGGGTCTACGCCGCCCTGCAGACCACGAGCGGGTTCTTCTACACCGACGTGCTGGTGCCGCCCGGGCCGGACACCCACCGGTATTTCTCGCGTGTTCGGGGCGTGAACGTGGTCGGGGGCGAGATCGTGGCGGACGGCTTCTTCCCCTTCGAGGACTTCACCCGGTCCACGGCCAGCCCGCTGCCGGGCTTCACGCCCCAGACGCCGCAATACGTCATCGCCGACGTCACCCATCTGTAAGGAGCCCCCATGACCGACACCCCCGACATCCCCGCGCTGCAGGCCACGCGCGACTGCCTCACCACCCTGCGCGCGGCGGCCCGCAGCTTCGGCACGAAGGTCGCCACGGCCCGCGACAGCCTCAGCGTGACCGAGAGCGACGAAAACCCTGATGACCGGGCGCTGGCCACCCTGCTGCGCGCGGCCGCGAACATGGCGGACAACAGCGCCGAGCGTCACCTGACCCGGCGCATCGACGCGCTGGACGCCCAGATCGCCGTCGCCCAGGCGCAGGCCGACAGCGAGGGCGAGGGCGAGGACTGAGCGAACCGGGTTCGCCGAGACGCGGTGCAGCGGCGGGAGCGGAGCTGGAGTGACGTCCGCCCCCGCCTCGCGCGGCTCTGCATGGGGATCGGACAGCCGCGCGTGCCGATTGTTTTTTCCGATTCCCGGAGCCGGGCAAAAAAGAAACCGGCGCTCGGGGGTGAGAGCCGGTTTCAGTGGCCTGCCACCGGGGCACGGGGCAGGGCGTTGATGCGCGGAGGTTTCGTCCGCGGGCAGCACCATGCTGTGACCACCGCTAGCCGTCAACTATCCGGGCGTGCGCCCTCTGGGGTGTGATCCGCGCTTTCGGCAACCTTCAGAACCACGTCCACGAAAGGCTGCTCATCCTCGGGCGCGTGGCCACGACGTTCATTCAGGATGCGGCGGAAGCGCTGCGCACGGTCCTCCGGCGCCGGGCGACGGAAATCCGGGGGTCGGCGGGAGCGCGTGACTGGGGGTCTGCGTGCTCCCGCCGAGCGCGGTGGCTTGGGAAGGGGCGCCGCGCGTGCACATCTTCGAGACGATTCTGCAGGTTGAGCAAACGAAGAAACCGGCCCTCGGGCGAGAGCCGGTTTCATAGCCTCGCCCTGAGGGAGGGGCGGGTGGGGCGAGGCGTTCGGGGATGTGGAACCTTCGTTCCACATGGACAGGGTGAAGCGCCCGGAGGTTGCCGTCAAGCCGCAGTCTCGCTTTTCGGGATATGTGGCGAAGGGGAGCGGGCGCGGACCTGCGATGTCCCGCTCCCCCTCGACCGGGATCGCAGCCGCACGTTTCCTGCGATCCGCGGACCAAAGCGCCCCGCCGACGCGATGCGAGGCGACGTCGGCGGGGCGGGAGTGCGTGTCCAGAAAGGCGAGGCTGGACGGCGTTCCAATCAGCGGGGGCGGGAAATGTTCCCTTGGGGTTTTCAGAATTCCGGCCGGGCGCCCTCAGGGGTCTCGTTGGCGGCATCCGCCACCCTCAGAATGACGTCCACGAAAGGCTCATTCTTTTCGGGGGTCCGGCTCCGGATGAGATCGAGGATCCGCCGGAAGCGCTGCGCGCGTTCTTGGGGCAGGCTGGCGATGAGGGCGACGCATATCAGCGCCAGCGCCGTGTAACGCCCGTCCGCTCCTCCAGACCGTCGAATTTCATCACTCATCGGTGTCCTCTGGGTTGCCGATATTTCAACGGCACCAGTCGCGGAGCCGTTCCAGCCCGAACCGTCCTCGCCCCGCCCTCGCGCGGGGTTTTTTCATGCCAGCCGCCAGGGGGACCCATGGCCATGCCGTACCGACTTGAGCCCGTCTGGGCGTTCTTCGCCCTGCTGGGCGGTTACCTGCCCGCCATCCTCGCCGCCGCCGCGTCCGTGACGGTGGTGATCGTCGAGGCCCACGGCATCCTCCTGCCGCTCGGCGGGATGCTCTGCGGGGCCGGGTGCCTGTTCTACATCCGCCGCAAGCTGCCCATGCGCAGCCGGGCCTTCTACGCCATCGCCAGCTTCTTCGCCGCTTTGCCCTTCGTCTGGCCCGCGAGCGATCTGGCCCGGCATTTCTGGCCCTTCCTGCCGCCGAGCGTGGCGTTCGCCATCGGCTTCCTCTGCATGCTCACCGTCTTCCCGCTGGTGGCCGTGCTGCGCGCGGGCACCAAGCAGGTCGAGGAGGACCCGCAGGCGGTGCTGGGCTGGCTCTGGCGGCGGCTGCCGAAGGAGTGGAGAGGAGGCCGGGATGCCGACAAAAGCTGAACACGACGCGCAGCAGCGCTTCGAGCGGGCCTTCTTCGACCGCGCCCGCATGATCCCGCCCGCCCGCCGCCTGACGGCCGCGCAGGTGGCGGGGTTCAAGGTGGTGCTGGGCGCCATCGCGGTGGCGGGCCTGAAGCCCGAGCCTGCCGCCTATGTGCTGGCCACCGCATGGCATGAGACGGGCGGACGGATGGAGCCGGTGCGCGAGGCGTTCGCGGCCACCGACCAGGCGGCCATCGATGCGCTGGAGCGGGCGTGGCAGGCCGGTCGTCTGGGGCAGGTGAGCACGACCTACTGGCGGCCCGACGCGGACGGCAAGGCGTGGTTCGGGCGCGGCTATGTCCAGCTGACATGGCGGGAGAACTACGCCCGCATGGGCGAGCGGCTGGGCGTGGACCTGCTCGGCGATCCGTCGCTGGCGATGGAGCCGCGCATCTCCGCGCGGATCCTCGTGACCGGCATGGTCGAGGGCCTGTTCGCCCGCGGCCAGACGCTGGGCCGGTACTTCACCGACCTCTATGCCGACCCGGTGAACGCCCGCCGGATCGTGAACGGCACCGACCGCGCGCAGCTGATCGCCGGTCTGTGGGCGGAGTTCCTGGAGGCGATCGAGGCGGGGGAGGCGGCGCGGTGACCCGGCTCGCCATCGTCCTCGCCGCCGTGCTGTCCCTGCTGGTCGCGGGCATGGGCGGTCTGGCGGCGTGGCACGCGCCGGCGTTCGGCGTGTCCGTGCCGGTCACGGGCTGGCGGATCGGGTTCGAGGGCGGGGCGGCCGCCAGGCTGCGGGCGGCGGAGGCGGACTCCGCGGCCGTCGCGTCAGACCTCGCCACATGCCGGGACAACACCGTCCGGCAGGACCGGACGCTGGCCACCCAGACCGCGGCCATCGTCGCCCTGCGGCTGCAGAGCGACGCCCGGCTCGCCGCGGCTGAGCGGGCGGAGGCGGATTCCGCTCGGCGGGCCGAGGACCTCAAGCGCCGGGTCAGCGCGCTGATGTCCCGCGAGCATGCCGCCACCGATCCTTACGAGCGCGTGCTCGAGGGCCGCGCGTGGATCCTGGAGGACCTGCAATGAGAGCCGCCGCCATCGCCGTCACCGCCTGCGTGATCATCCTGGCCGGCTGCGCGGGCGCGCCGCGCCCCGCGCCGGAGCCGGTGCGGATCTACACCGAGGTGGAGATCCCCGTCACCGTGCCCTGCCCGGAGGGCGGCCCGCCGGGGCGGCCGGACTTCATCGACAGTGCCGAGGCGATCCGCGCCGTGGACCCGGTCGACCTGAGCGTCCTGCTCTATTCGGGGCGGCTGCAGCGGGATGAGCATATCGCGCGCTTGGAGGGGGTTATGGCGGGGTGCGGGTGAGGGGGTGCGCGCCCTCCAAACTAAGCGATTAAATTGCTTTGCTCATCGGACTCGATGAATGGTGCGGGCTCAGCTTTAGGTCGCTGGCCCGTCGCGAAGAGCACGCTGCTTAGCAAAAAATTTTCAGAGTGTAACTTGTATGTTAAGTTCTGCTGTAATACGTAAGGCGCTCAGTGAGGAACGGGTTGTAGCGTGGCCGGAAAGGAGAGGGCCGCATGATGAATTTGAACGTGAGTTGCTGCTCACCCCGAAAGTGCTGGCCAAGCTGAAGGCTTCAGCATGGGAGAAGGATCCTACGGCGAGGGCTCAGTTTCGAGCCCAGCTTTCTCACTGGGTCAGTGGGGGCTACGTCAGAGAGAAGGTTGGCGCTCTCAAGCGGCTGAACGATCCCTGCCGTAATCCGTGCCCGTGGGAGGTGTGGGAACTGCGCTTACAGGAAGTTTCGCCTCGCGCCCGTCTGCTGGGGCGCTTCGCACGGCCAGACACTTTCGTTGGATTGGCTTTATATCCCCGGGGTGTGTTGGGGGAGCGAAAGGCTTCAATACCACGTTGGTTGGCTGCCATGGGTGCTGTCGAGCGTGAGTGGCGGCATTGCTTCGAAGATCATCTTTGGTTCGTCGGGAAGAATGTCCATGATTACGTCACCGAAGCTATCGAGCGGCGCTCTGGAGAGCGTTATCGCCGAGTCCCTTGCGTCCAATGCCGATTTTGCGATCTCCAAAGATGATCAAGAGTTTGTCGAGAGCTCTATTTTTCATTCAGCGCATCATGTAATCAACACTGCTTATTTAAAGAGAAGGGAGAGTGGATTCACAAAAAGACTTATTGCAAGCCGTCTTGGTGTCCCGGAGTCTCAGGTGTCTCGCTGGCTGAACCGACCACAAAATGTTACATTGGCTACTCTGGCTAAAGTGGCGTTAGCCTTAGGCTTCTCGATTACTTTAACTGCGAACGATCTTAGTCAGAAAACTACTCGTAACTATTTGCCTGAAGTTTATGAAAAGCGCGAAGCCAAGCCTCGGCAGGTTTTCGCTGCGGGTAATTCAAGGTTAGGTGGTGTGTCTAAGTCTGAGAGTGGCTGGCAACAGGTAGGCAGCGAAGATGTTTAGGTTACTCCATGCTGTTGTCTGTGACAGTGTTAGGCGTGAGGACAATGGGAAGCATATATTCATTGGGTGCTATGAACACACCATGTCTATTAGCCAATTCCCTGCAGATATAGTGCTACAGCCGTGCCTGTTGGTTGAGTATGACCCGCCCGCCACGGGGTCTGTAGATTTGAAGTTTGAGTACTGCGGGGAGGGTGAGGCTGTTGACGAAGATCCCGCCAGTTTTATTACAAGATTTAATTATAACTATACAGCGGGGAATGTTTGCTATATTCCGGTGCCCCCGTTCGGGATGTCTATCTCCGATCCGGGGCGGCTTAATTTATATATGAAGCAGGAAGGCGAGGAGGAGTTCACGCTGGTAAGATCTATCAAGGTCGAGGTGGCTGAGCCAAGGGAAGACAAGAACTAAGCCCCAATAGATTAATGTGCGGACGCTACGCCACCGGCAACCTTTCCTGGACCCAGTACCGAGAGCGGCTGAACCTGATCGGGGAGCCGACGCTCAATTTCGAGCCGCGCTTCAACATCGCCCCCACCGCCTCCGCGCCCGTCGCCTTTTATGACGGCGAACGCCGTTCGCTGAGCATGGCGCGCTGGGGCATCTGGAAGCCTTGGATGGAGGGCAAGCGGCTCTCGACCTTCAACGCCCGGGATGACCGTCTGCAGGAGAGCCGCCTGTTCGCGCCGCTGGTCGAGCGCCGCCGGGCGCTGGTGCCCGCGCTGGGCTTTTACGAGTGGACCGGGCAGAGGGGAGAGCGCCAGCCCCACTTCATCCGCGATCCGGATCCCGACCGCATGCTCGTTTTCGCCGGGCTGTGGGACCGGGCCGAAAAGGACGGGGAGCCCCTGATCAGCTTCACGATCATCACGACCGCCGCGAACGACCAGATGGCCGCGATCCATGACCGCATGCCGGTGATCCTGAGCGAGGAGACGCAGGAGGCGTGGATAGGCGGGGAGGCGGCCGAGGCCATCCTGAAGCCGTGGGGCGCCGAGCTGCGGATCGACCCCGTCGCCCCGCTGAAGCGGGAAGACGGGGCCTGGCAGATCAATCCGCTTTAGACGGATAGCCGGCTCAGATCACCAAGCGCCGCCGCCGGGGCAGCGTCCGAACGCAAACTTTTGATAGTAAGGGCTGTAGGGGATGCCGGCGTCCGGTGTGCGCACGTAAGTGTCGTTCACGCAGATGTCGTAGACCTCGCCCAGCACGACCGTGTAGCTCGCATCCGTGTACCAGACGTGGTGGTACATGAAGCCGTCCTGATCGAATGCGGTGGTGCCGACGAAGGCCGCCACGCCGAGGGCGAGAGTTCCGAGAATCTTCTTCAT